CTTCGCAGAAAGTTTAATTTTATTTCCAAGGATTGATATTACTTTTTCATCAATCGTATCTTTGCAAACAAGATCAATATAATTACAAATTAATTTTTGTCCTATTCTATGTATTCTTGCTTCAGACTGTTCTCTATATTCATAGTTATAATTGTTGTTAAAATAAATCATTGTTGCAGCTGAAGTTAAAGTAAGACCATAACCACCTGTTTGAGGATTGCCTACAAAAAATCTTACATTACCTTTTTGAAACCCTTCTCTTGCATCTATTCTTTCTTGAGTAGATTTATCTCCATAAAAACTAACTGTAGAATCATTACCATATTTAAGTTTAAGTGCATTTTCAATTTGTCTTATGTTATGAGTATAGTTGGCCCAGATAATAACTTTACCCTGTATCTCTTCTAATGTTTCCATTAATAAATTTAATTTATCACTTGTTTTAAATTCAATAATACTTCCATCATCATTCATTACAAAACCATTTGCTACTTGGTGTAATCTTAATATTTCAGTAAGCTTATGAGTAAAACTTACAGAGCTATCTTCTAATATAGATAGAGCTCTTATCTTTAAGTCTTCATATACTTTCGCTTGTTCTTCTGATAACTCACAAAATCTTTTTTGATAAATTTTTTCTGGTAAATCTAAACACTCTTCTTTTGTAACTCTGAAAGAACATTGTTTTATTTTTTGTTCTAGTTCTTCTAAGTTGGTATAGTATTTTGGAAACTTTACTATTTTCCCATTGATAATACTTTCATGAAATACACAGTATCTATTTCTGAAAGAATAATAACTTGTAAATCCTAAAACATCTTTATTTAAAAATTCAAATTGAGTGTAAACATCTAGTGGTGAATTAGTTATAGGTGTTCCAGTTAGTAATCTTCTGTATAAAGCCTTTTCTTTTAACTTTAAAATATTAGCAGTTCTGTTTGCTTGTGGGTTTTTTATCTTACTTGATTCGTCAATAGCTACTAAAGTCTTGAAATTACTTACAAATTTTAACGCAGCAGTTGCACCTTTTTTAGCTGATAATGCTTCAACATTCATAATTAAGAATTTAAAAGATCCATTTTTCTTAAAAAATGCAGCATCTTTAACTCTTTCTTTAATACTATTAGGTGTTTTCCATAAATGAACTTCAATATCATCAAATGGATAATGAGATTTTATTTCATCAAAAGCCCAAATTGAATAAACAGATTTAGGTGCAATAATTAAAGCACCCTCTATCTTGTGGTTGTGGTGTAGGATACCCACATTATCTAGTACTACTTTAGTTTTACCAGTTCCCATTTCCATAAAGTAAGCAAAATATTCCTTGTCAAAAGACATCTCTAATGCTTTCTTCTGGTGTTCGTATGGTTGTGTTTTAAACGGATATTTTTTCCACATAAAGATTTTATAAATTTAGATTTGACTTATGTCAAATTAATTTATAGAAAGGTTGTCGGAGGTACTATGAGTAAACTAAATATAGATAACCAGAAGATCTCCGAACTTAGTAAAATGTGTTCCGAGTTACGATCGATTCAAAATGAAATTGACGAACTTGAGAAACAGGTTGAGATAAAGAAAAAAGCTGAAAGACGAATTGCTACTGAAGTAATACCTGCGATGTTGTCAGAAGCTGGTGTTTCTGAACTCAAACTAAGTGACGGATCTTCTGTAAGACTTAAGACAAATTATTTTTCACGCATTCCAAAAGATCGTGTAGATGAAGCGATGAATTGGCTTCGTGAAAATAATTTCGCGGATCTGATCCGAAGTGAGCTCTCTTTTCCTTTTACAAAAGGTCAAGACGAACTTGCCCAGTCTCTAGAAAACTTTATTAAAACTAATAAACAATTTAGAGATCTAATTCTAAACAAAAAAGAAACAGTTAATCCTATGCAGTTGAAAGCTTTTATCAAAGAGCAAACTCAACTTGGGAAAGATGTTCCTGATGATTTGTTTGGAATTTATGTGGAAACAACAACTGAAATAAAAACACCGGAGATACAATGAAACAACAAGTCGTAAAAAAAGAAAACAAGCTTCCTTCAGTAATGAACGAGAAGGAACTTGAAAGTTTGTTAAACAAATCGTTTGACAATATAGATAGCACTACAGTGACAATGCCATTCTTTAGAATAGTGGCTTTGCAATCACCTGTACTGCAGCCTGGTAACCCTGCTTACAAAGCAGATGCAAAACCAGGAATGATATACAATACTGTCCAAGATGAATTTTATGATGGACAAAAAGGTATATTAGTCATCCCATCCCTATTACAAATGTGGGATCTAGAATGGGAAGATAGAGGACAATCTAATCGCCCTGTGGCAAGACATAGCCCTAGAGATAATATCTTGGCACAAACTGTAAAAGATGAAATGGGTAAGAATAGATTACCATCTGGTAATTATATTGAAACTACTGCTCATCATTATGTGACTAGATTGGATGACAATATGAATGCAGTTGAGTCTGGACTTATTACAATGTCTAGAACTCAATTGAAAAAATCTTCTAAATGGAATGCTGGTATCCTTATGAAATACCATACATTTGATAATGGTAAGAAGATACAATTGTCTAATCATGCACAAGTTTACCGAATAACAACTGCACTAGAAAAAAATAGTAAAGGAAACTGGTACGGTTGGGTAATAAACTTCGTAGGTTTAGCCAACTCAAACGCAAGTTTGGAATCTCAAAAATTAAGAGATTCTATGATCGCTGAAAAGCGCGAGTTGAACCTAGAAGGGCTTGCAGAAAATGAAACGGTAGTAAACGGTGTAACAGCCGCTGACTCGCAAGGTAATGAAAAAACTCCGTTTTAATTATGTACGCAAGTCGGTTTCTTGATATCTTTGATTGTCAAAGAGAAAATTATTACACTTTTGTTGAGGAGGGTAAGCGAGAGCGAGACTCCAAGACAGAAGGTAAATATGATCGTTATGAAGAAACCGTTACCATTGATATAATCGAGAAGCATATTAATGGTAATATTTCTGTGGGTCTTGTCCCTACTAAAAGGGACGGGACCTGCAGTTGGGGTGTGATTGATGTTGATGGTGCAATCTATCACAAAGATCCAGTTCCTGTTTTAAATAAAATTAGAGAAAAAGGTTATCCATTAGTTCCTTATAGATCAAAAACTTCTGGTCTACATTTATACTTACATATTAAAGGAAGTGTATCAGCGGCAGCCATGCGTAAGAAAATACACGCGTTAGCCGCGGACTTAGGATTTGGTGGAACATTAGCAGATAAATTTCCAAACGAAGATGCAATTACAAAAGATAAAAATGGTAACTACAAAGTAGGTAAATGTGTAAACATGCCTTATCATGGTGGTAGCAAAGGTTACTGCACAAGATATTGTTTAACTGATAAAGGCGAAGCAATACCACTTGAGAAGTTTTTTGATTATGTAGAAAAATTTAGAATTACACCAAAGCAATTTGAAGATTTAAAAATACAAACTGATACAACAGTTAATGAAGGTCCTGAACCTATGTGGAATGAATACCCACCTTGTACACAAGCTTTCATACAAAACAAAGTATCTGAAGGTCAAAGAAATAATGCATTGTTTAATCTTGCAGTATTAGCTCATTTAAAAAATCCAGAGAAATTAAAAACAGAATTATACGAGAGAAATAAAACTTGTATGAATCCACCAATTACAAAAGATACAGAACTTGATGCAATTGTAGATCAGATCGTAGAGAAAGAATATTTCTATCAATGCGAAACACCTATTGCTAAACAATATTGTAATAAAGAAGCTTGTAGAAAAAGAAAGTTTGGTATTGGGCCAAATCAATACATACCAACAATAGATAGTTTCTTTAAACATAATACTTCACCACCTTATTATGTATTAACTTTGGAAGGTAAACAGATTCAATTATTAGGTAAACAAATAGTACAGCAACAATTACTTAGAGAAGAATTATTTGATCAAGCAGATATTGTTTGGCAAAGTTTAAATAAAAGAGATTGGAATATGTTTTTAGTTAATCTTAAAACTATGCAAAAAGAAATAGAAGATATGAAGCCTGGGGATGATGAGAAAGAAGACTTTAGTTATTATACAAGAATGTTTATTGCAGAGACAGAACCAGGAGATGATATGTCCCAATTACAGGCAGGATATATAGTTAAAGATGAAGACTTTGTTTATTTTAATTTACATACATTTAAAGATTTTTTAAACAAGAAAAAAGGTAAGAAAAGCAATCAAGAGGTTATCCGATATTTGAAAAATGGTGGTGCTACCTCTACGACAAAAGCTAACCATAGGGTTTGGCAAATCAAACTTCCAGAAAAGATTGATATCAAACCTAAGAAAGTAGACTTTAAATCGAAGAGGACAAATGAAGAAACTCCATTCTAAAACTATAAAGATATTTGGACCACCAGGAACAGGTAAAACAACAAAGCTGTTAGGTAGGGTTGAGAAATATTTAGAAAGAGGAGTTAAACCAAATGAGGTTGCTTATTTTTCTTTTACACGTAAGGCAGTTAAAGAAGCTGTAGAAAGATTTAAATTTAAATTTCCATTCATTAAAGATGAAGATCTAAACAATGTAAGAACTATTCACAGTTTTTGTAGACAAAGCTTTAGAGAAATACCTGTTATGGATGATGATGGAGATATGCGAGAGTTTGAAGGTGGTATGGGTAATATTAGTTTAGAATATGATGATAGTTATAGTGATGTGAGAATAAGAAAAAACTGGCCACTTAGAATATATGATAAGGCTAGAAACATGATGATTGATCCTGTCCTTGCTTACAGGAGAGAAAGAGTAAAGAAAGTAAGTTTAGAAAAATACATTAATACAATTAAATCATATGAAGAATTCAAACAGCAACATCGAGTTGATTTTACAGATATGATTGAAAGATATATTGAAGTTGCAACACCACCTAATTTTAAATTATTAATTATTGATGAAGCACAAGACTTAACTCCATTACAATGGAAGTTTGTTTATAAGTTAGCAGAAGCAGCAGAAAGAGTTTATGTTGCTGGAGATGATGATCAAGCAATCTATGAATGGAACGGAGCTTTAGTTAGAATATTTCAAGAGTTTCCAGGTCGCAAGGTTGTATTAAAATACTCACACAGATTAAATAAACAAATACATTCTTTTGCAAAACTTATACGTACTAAGATTAAAAACACAGAAGAGAAAGAATTTAATTGTGGTTTGGGAGAAGGGAATGTGATGTTGTTTAAGAAGTTTCAAGAAATACCTTTCCATGCTTTTACTGGTAAGTGGTACATTTTAGCTAGAATAAGGGAATGTGTAAAAGAGCTCACAGATGAAGCTCAGAAGATAGGTTTATATTACGAGAATGTAAAAGGTAAAAAATCCTTTGATATATATCAATATAAAGCAATTAAGATATGGACTGATCTAATAGGTGGCAGAGCCATAACTAAAGACGATGCAGTGCTTTGTTATGAATATATACAAGAAATAGCTAGGGGTTATAGGAAACTTGATTCAAAAGCTTGGTTAGAAATAGATCCAAACTATTTAATGGACTTTGAGACACTACAGGTAGTGGGTGGTCTTGAGACAACTAAAAAGAAAGAGCCTTGGTATGATGCTTTTAATAGGAAATTTAGCGATGCACAGAAAAGATACTTTTTTAAGATGGAAAAGTTAAATATTGATTTGAATACAAAGGCAAATATTATAATAGATACTATTCACCAGGTCAAAGGGGGTGAGGCTGAAAATGTAGTTTTATACGCAAAAACAAACTGGCCTTCGGACTTTGATGGTAAAAATTTAGATGCAAGATCGAATGAAGCGAGAGTTTGGTATACAGGCAGCACAAGATCAAAAAAGAATTTGTTTCTACTTGGGACTACACACAAATATAGTTTCCCTTTAGCGCAAATATATAATACTTACATGGAGAACATAAATGACTAATAAATCTTTTTTTAAACAGGTTGGTGGATCTCATTATAAAAAATATAAAATACAGCCTTCTAAGTTTATAAACGAAAATAAACTTCCATTCGCTGAAGGAAATGCTATTAAGTATATTGTTAGACATAGTGATAAAGGTGGAAAACAAGATTTGTTAAAAGCAATACATTACATAGAAATGATAATAGAAAGAGACTACAATGGAAGTAATTGATAATTTTTTAGAAAAAAATTTAATGGAACATTTAGAAAAAGTTCTTGTTCATGATACACCTCATTTTTATAATCACCAATCTAACAG